TCTGTAGGACTCATTTTTCATTAGCACCGATGCCATAGGCAATATCGGATTTATCTAAAGCCCTAGCTGCTGGCCCTGCGAGTGCTGCAATTACTACAGACAGCGCTGGGTCTAAACCTAATTCATTACTTGCCAAGAATGTTAAGAATGATACCAATACGCCACGTGCGTATGACTTTAGTATTGCCTTTTGTTTTTTGCTTATCTTCATATTTTGCCCCCTATTAGTGGTATATCGAACGGCCTTGCATCTGTGTCGCCTAACTTTGTAAAGCTAATATGTATGTGTCGCTTATGTGGATTTACGCCAGAATACTTACGCCACTTCCAGTTTAATATCTTCGAGCATATTCGCCCGTTGTAGATGACGTATGATAAACGTTTATCTGATTTCCCTGCGATTCTGATCTGGTCAGCCAGATAAGGTGCGAGGCTATCGGATGACTCCAGCCTAGAATTAATATCAACTGCTCTGACCCACCCATTTGCGTCTGGATTATGATCCGATTTTCTGGCGGAATGGCGACTATCGCCCAGCCATCCTTCTGGACTCTTAGTACACCTATCTGGAAACCACGTATCAACTTGATCTCTTAACTGCACACCAGCTGCACATAACTTAGGTTTCAAGTGCAATCCAACTTAAACTTGATTCATCCCAATACCATTCGCCCTCAGTAGGCATTGGAGTTGGTGCATTCCAAAAAGAACCTGATCTAGTCCAAGATGGATAAGGTTGTGGAGTTACAAATATGTCCTCATCAGGATTATAAATATATCCAATGCCAGCGTAAGTGCCTCTTATTTTAGAGTTGTAAGATGTGCGCTTAATGTTATGACCTGTTGCTTGACTATAAAAGGTTTCGGTATCTAATCCATTGATTAGTTCTGTTTCATCTACACCAACAGACACATTGATTACATTGTTGTTTTCATCTAACCAAGCGTAATGTGCCATTATGCCCAACTCACATTTCCTGCTGTTGCAGCAGTAATTGTTGCTCGCTTAAATCCACCACTAGCAGCGGATTCTGTACCTGTCACACCTGCACCAAATGTAATTGTGCGAGTATCAGGGTATCTAAGAACTATAATTCCAGAGCCACCTGCGCCGCCATTACCGCCAGCACCAAACGCATCTTTTGATCCGCCACCGCCACCGCCTGTATTTGCCGTTCCAGATGTTGCGTTAGCACTAGAAGCGTTTGTAGTTCCAGCACCACCACCAGGAGTTCCGCCAGTACCAGCAGTAGTATTGCCTGCACCACCGCCACCACCCGCATAAGAAACTGATGAACCAGTAATATTAGTTGCAACACCATTACCACCATTACCACCAGTGTTACTACTTCCATCAGTACCCACTACGCCAGCACCACCGCCACCACCAAGACCACCAATGATTCCAGCACCGCCAGCAAAACCTTGACCTGAAGGGCTTGCTGATCCACCACTATTACCTTCTGATCCACCGCCGCCTGAACCACCATTACTACCAGTGCCTACATTGAAGGATGCACCGCCACCGCCACCTGTGGATGTGATAGTAGAAAATATAGAATTGCCACCATTAACGCCATTTGCACTTCTACTGGTTGCTCCAGCACCACCACCACCAACTGTAACTGTGTAATTAGTGGCGAGTAAAAGAGTTATTGGAGTTTCTAATGCACCCCCACCGCCTGTAGCTGTTATTGATGAACGCACTCCACCTGCGCCGCCACCGCCACCTAAACGGCCACCGCCAGCACCACCTGCGACTACAACGAAATTTATTTGTTCGACTGCAGGAGTTGTGAATAATTGTGCAGCAATTATGTTTAACATTTATGCAATAGCCCCAACAATTACCCAAGAATTAGCAGCTTGTTTAATACAAGCAGCTGATCTGTGTTGCGCTAATGTTGGTTGTGCTGAAACAGTGCCAGCGCTAACTACAGTAGTCGTGCCAGAAGTTACTGCCTTAATTGTTACTAAGTTTGTTGCTTGATTTAATACTGTAATAACTGTGCCGATTGGAAAGTTATATGTTGCATCTGTTGGGATGTTAAAATTAGCAGCTGAGGATTTATTCATCGGAATTAGTTGCTGGTACTCATCACCGCTACCCACTGTATAATCTGCTGTTTTAGCAGTTTGTACTGTAAAGGCTGGTAGCCCATTCCACATAGCGGAAGTAACTACATCACCAGTATTGCCTGGAAAAGTTGGCATTATATCTCCTTAATAAGATAATACGTTTTGATCTAAGACCCCGTAATCTACGTTGCCTATTATAAACCCATCTATGACAGGTTCTAGCGTTGTAAACACCACTTTAAAGCTATTAGGTGTGATGATGTTAGATACGCCAAAGATTTGCAGTGTTTTCTCCAGCTTTGACCCACCAGGCTGGGTAGTGATTACTGTGATGGGATCAAAGAAATCTAGGTTTAAGGCTGCGACTATGCCTGTGTCGTAGTTAGGGGTGTATAGGTCTAACTCGATAGCATCGCATCGGATAGTTGTCTCAGCCCTACTAGCCACATAAGCCCTGGCATAATCTAGGGCTACGGCATCGGTCTGCATTAGCAGATCCTGGGCGTTATATGAATGAATAAAATACTTGTCAATACTCGCCTGATTGCTGGCAGATTGCACAGTGCCCGATAACCTACTGACCTGGGCAGAGTTGAAGATAAGGGTGTCATCTAGTTTCCAGGCTGCGTTAGCGTATTGGATACCTGTGCCATCATCTGCAAATACTGTAGGTGTATTACCTATTGTTTCTGTAGCTGTAAGCCTGTCCTTAAATACAAAGGATCCGTCGAAGCCTACATATATTGCGCCGTACTCTGACTGGGCGACAGTCTGCATAGCACCTAATGCAGTGCGTGCTGTGCCTGGATCATTTTGTAATGTAGTTTGACCTGGGTCTATTTGACGCTGTGATGCTGGCCAGTCGATTTCGTCTAATATCTCGTTAATACGTGTGCCTGATAGATCGCCAGCAGTAGCACCTGTGACTGTAGAGATCTGGGCATTGTAAGCCAGGCGCATAGCATCTACGGCTTGTATGGTTGTATAGGCAACCTCTGTGGCATCTTTAGGTTGTGTGTTTACATAACTTGTAATAAAGCCTGAGAATAGAGGATAGGTTACGCTGTTATAGGTGGCAGCGATGCTAACCTTCTTCATAGGTGTTAGCAGTCCATAATAAGGCCCTAGCGCATTAGTCGGGTTGAAATCGCCATTTTGGTCTACTATGCGTAATGTTAATTGACCTGTTTGGAATTGATCATATAAAGCATTACGGCCTACAGCTGTTTGAATAAAGTTAATACGATCTGACACATCAACAATAACGGCAACGGCATCTGCCAATACATTTGTGCCTAAGACGCCAATATCTAACTGCATAGCCTGAGCAGTGCTTGGCCCAGTAGAGAAGTTTATTGTGGCGTTGATTACTGGAACTGTCATTGGAACGCTATCGATCCAGCAGGTATTAGCGAACCATTACCCAATTTAGTTATTTCACCTAAAGCGTTTTGTATGTAAACAGTTAGATCTTGTTGATTGGTTAATACTGCGCCTGTGTTGACTGTTACCTGTGGCACTACTGTTGGTGCTGCTGCTGCGGCAGCTGTTGTGGCAGCGGATGGTAATTGCCCTGGTACTGCGTATCGGCCTGTGCCTGCTAAGAATGCATCCGCCTCGGCTTGTAATCTTGAAGACATACCAGCCAAAGCTCTTGCCCCAGCAACATCATTACCCATAGCAAGTGATTGCTCGTATAAATTTTTAAAGATTTGATCGTACTTGCTAGGCAAAGTATTAAGGGCGTTAGCCGCATTGTTAGCACCTTCCGCCAATAGATCAGCTGCAGTTTTAGCGTTTAACTCTGCAAGATACTTCTTAGCCAAAGCCTCATTATTGTCTAATATGGCTATCTTTGCTTGGATGCGTAACTTAGTCTCAGCATCGGTAGCCTCACCCAGCGCCTTCATTAAGCCTATGCGCTCAACGTCAAATTTCTCTGATAGTTTATCTACCTCGGTTTGTTTCTTATTTTTGGCATCTAACAGCGCCAATTCTTTTTTCTTCTGTTCTGATAGTTTATTTTCTAGGCGTAGTTGCTGGCCAAAGATACGAGCCGATGCTCGGCCTTGTTTGTTGTCTGGTTGAGTGGCGCTTCTTGCACCACCAGCTAATCCCACAGCCCTTTGTAAGGCTAGCCCACCTGGTTGTAATCGTATTAACAGATCGCCTAAGCCACCAGAAGTTATCTTAGATGCTAGGCCGTCTAACTTACTAATTAGTAAACCTACGCCATAAATTGCGTTGCTAATGGACTTAGCAAAGGTATCCATTTGGTTAGCAGCGCCTTCTATGCTTCTATCTTTACCTAGTAAACTTATAGCATCTAATAAACCTTTACCAATTTCTTCTTTAGCATTTTCTGTAGATACTCTTAATAGATCCATTTTGCCAGCATAGGTAGTTAATCTAGCTTGTGCTTGGCCAGCAAACTTGTTATTAAGTTCACCCAGGATCTTATCCATATCACCAGTCTTTAAGGTGGCCTTACTTATGCCAGCACCTAAACGGCTAAGACCTGTGGTGTTGCCTGAGAATCCTCTAGTTAATGCTGCGCTTACCTCTGTCAAAGATCTACCAGTAGCAGCACTTACATTTAATGCAGTGTTTAATGCATCTTGGCTCTTAGTAATAGATCCTGTAGCTGTTAGTAATTGCTGGAATGCTGGGCGTAGTTGGTCATCTAATACGCCTGTAACTCTTTGTAAATTGGCTATGTAATCTTCAACGGCTGGCGCACTAAATGCAAAACCAGTATTACGTAATTGAACCTCTAAAGACTTGGCTGCCTTCTCATCGGCTGCAAAGGCTTGTACTGCTCGCTTGCTGAATTGGAATAATTGCTGAGCGCCAAAGACGCCAGCAAAAGTCTTGCCTAATTTATTTACTTGCTTATCGAAGGCTGATATTTCTTTTTTGCCTTTAGTAAGTGCTTTGCCATTAAAGGTTGCCGTGGCTGCTACAAATATATTGGCCATTACGCTGCCTTCTTACTTTTAATTTCAGTTTTTTTATTAAATTGTACGGCTGATTGATCTATCGCTTTCAATATAGCTTCATAAACTTTTAAACTATCTTGCGACCAGGCTTTGTAAATTAAACGGCCTTTCGTTTTACGACCACCACCCCGAGCGCCAGGTATTTTAGGCTGAGAGGTAAGTGGTTCTAATGCAGCTATAAATTGCTGACTAGCAAATGGGTTATTAGATTTATATTCTTCAAATGCTTTGCTGCGGGCTGATCGCTTGGTATATTGTCCGCTTGCACCTTGTGACGCTATCATCTCAAATGGTGCTCTGCCTTGAGGATTTAAACGGCCAGCAGTCTCGTAAATAGATCCAGGTCTGCTTACGTTGTAAACATAATTACTCACTTTAAAACCATTTCTTAATGTTTTATTTTCTCCAGGGTTGTAGCCAATACCTGCCAACACTGCGCCAGCATCATATTTGGGAAATGGTCTATAAGATACATTGCTAGACGTTGACTTAGACCAGCCAGATAAAACTGCATTATTGCTGAGCACAAATCCTTTAGCTTTGGTTGCTACTCCACGCATTAAAGGATCAATAGCAATTCTAATGCGTTGACGCATATCTTGATCGATAAAACTTAAACCATTTAGGACATCTTTAACGCCTACGACCTCTACTGGCATTTCGGATCTCCTTAGCTCTGTCGGTTAGCACCTGTATAATTGCTGAATACATTTCGCTATCCATATCGATAAACTCTCTAGGCGGTATCCCAGTCTCTACGCTTAACTGTGCGATGCTGTAAAGTATCGAATCCCGCTGGATTATTTTTTTTCTTCGTCTAGTACCTCGACAGTTTCTAAGCTGTCAATAAACTCTACTCCCCACAAAGGTATCTGAGCGCCAGCCCTGCGTAAGCATTCATACGCAAGGTAGAATATTTCTGTCTGACGCTCGTGCTCTCTTAAAATCTTGCTGATACCAGCACCATATTTCTGTTCAAAGTTGTATTCAATTCCTGGCGTAATTTTGTGCTCTGAAACTTCGCCATTAGCCCTAGTAATCTTTAACTTTGCCATTATTGCTCCTTAGTTAGAATGCCACCGATGGGGACACTGTTACTGCGGAGTTTATCGTAAAGGACAGACTTGAGGTAGCTAGTTCAGCGACGCCGCCTGTGCCGATTGGGGTTAGGTTATTTACCAAGATCGAGAATTGGTAAGTTGGGTTAGCAGCTGAAACTGTGGTGCCTTTAACAGTAATTACTGATACTGATAAAGTTTTACCAAATGCCTCATTTAGTGTCTGCATTACCTGACTTGTTGCCCATTCATTTAGAATGTCAATTTGGAATGTGCCACTTTGCAAGCCCGCTACAAATTGGTGAGAAAGACTACCCATTGAGGTGACCTCAAGTTCATCCACGATCTGGTTAATTACAGCATTAGTTACGTATGAGCTAATGTCGATTGATGGTGTAGTAGGTGCAGCAGCGGTAGCCAACTTAACACCAACGTTATTGTTTAAATAGATTGCCATTGTTATTCCTCGTCTTTCTTAGTTTGTGCAGTTGGTTTTGGTGCTTCTTTGATCTGGCCTATCTTTTTTAAGAAGGCTAAGTCTTCTTCGTGTGTGCTCATTTTAACTCCAGCTCGTTAGGATTGATACAGTTATTTCTGATGTTAATAAATCTCCACTAGCTGCATTGGTTATAGCTGGAGCGGAGACACTTGATATGTTGTAAACCAGGGTCGATGCCGCTAGTTTAGTTACTACTGCAACAATAAAATTTTCTATGCCTTATAGGTTGCCTTGATTGTCAAATGCAGGTGTGGTTACTAAAATCTTAAAATTAGCCAGCGGTGCAATGCTTGTTTGGCTGTTATTGCTTGGCTCTATATAAGGATCGCTAGGTGTTACCACCACGCTATTAGCAAGCAGGGTTGCTGGTGGGAATGCAAAGGTTGACCATACGCCATTATTTGTTAATGCTGTTGCTAGTGTGCCACGTAGGGTGGAGATCGCTGCCATTAGCCCACCAGTGATGCTGGACTTGAATACGGCTGGATGAGACCACGCACTCGGTTAATCAGCTGATAACCCATCCGATAGGGGCTGGCACTGATCCCATCCATACCGACCCCACCAGTCTGGCTAACTTGTCTTGCTTGCCAGATGTCCACTGCAATTATCATCGCAGCTTCTCGTATTGCAGGGGTGCTCGCATAAGATTGGGTCTTGTGTTCTGGGCCTCTTGCGTTGCCATAAGGTACTACTTTATGAAAATTTTGATTAGCTGCTGTTTTTGCATATTGCACAAATGAATATCCATTAGGGTAATTAATTTGACCAAATTGATACATAA